TCTTTTATACCAACTGGAGGAATAAATCCACCACTTTCTCTAAGATCTAGCTCTTTTACGCCTGCTTTATTAGTTCTTTGAGGTAGACCCATGATGCCTGATGCCTGATTCACGATTTGATCGGTTCCCATAGCATAATTAATTCTACCACCATTAGCCATTCCTCTAGCCATATCTTGTGTGTATTCAGATAAATCATTATCTACAAGTGCAGGTATTTCAGACTCTTTGTATCCTAAATTTTGATAAGCTGTTGTAAGCTTACCTCTTAATGCTTCTATGTTTCTACCTGATGATATTTCTTGTTCTTCTTCAGGAGACAAAGCACCTAATACTCCACCTAATACAGTTCCACCAGCCACAACTCCAAGAGTCTTGCCTAATGTTTTTTCTCCTGCTAAAGCAGAAAAACCAGGAATAGTAGCTGCACTACCTGCTAAACTACCCATTCCAATAAATGGTTTGGCTCCTGCTAACATAGGTGCAAAATTTAAAGCAGCTAAAGCTAAAGCTGGATTATCTTTTATTGTTGAAACAATACCTTTGGCAGCACTTTTAATACCACCTGTAATACCTTTAACAGCCTTTTTAAGGCCACCCAATAGTGCTCCTTGTCTCGGTGCGACTTCCATTATTCCACCACCTCTTCTTAATTGTCTGGGCATTTGCATTCTTGAAATTGGCATAGTTTTATTAGTTTATTTTGTTTTTCCGAAAATATCAAGGCTTGGCATAATAACTTTTATATCTCTTCTTATATCTTCTTCTGCTATTCCTTTTGATTTCCACTCGTTATCGTCCTTATATTTTTCACCTGTTTTAAGGTTAGTTATTGTTTCTATTATTTTTTCTGGTTTTATTTCTATCATATTAAGTCCTATCAAATTCTAATATTGATACTGTGCCTTCAAATATATCAGCAGAAGCCGCTTGTAATTGTAACTTGTCGCTCTCTTCTAATATAATTGTACCGTCTGATACAGATTTAGAATTACCTGAGTTTACAGTGTGTTCAGCAAACTGGTAAGCTCTACTTGCAGATGTATCAAATATAAATGCTTTAATTTCAACATTTCCTGCTCCAACATTAGCAACATGTATGTTTTGTATGATTGCTCTAGACTCAGATGGCACAGTATAAATATCTGTAGCATCAGTTGTAGTTAAATCAAATTGTGCGTTTTTATATTTGTTAGCCATTATGTTTCACTTTTACTGCTCATGAACCAAGTAAATCTTTGAGACTCATCTCTTAGTTCTTGTTGAAATGTAGAGTTTAATTTTTCAATCAATCCGTCTAAATCTCTAACCAAAGAATCAGCATCTTGCTGTCTGTATTCTTTACTAGGTCTGGTAAATACTACTGTTACTTTTGCCATTTTTTAAATTCCACATCTATTTGATTGTAATCAATCATCATATAACCATTAGAATGTTTAACTGATGCCCAAGGCACTTCGTGAGCCATTGCTCCTTGATAAGTCATTGGGTTATCTTTGTAATTAAATTTATAAATATTTATATTAGATGGTGACTTACCTATTAACTCTACGTTTTCTTTTAATCTAATATCACTAAAACCTAAATCAGAACTTCTATTGTCTGCAGATCTTTTACTACTTCCACCATATCCACCATCGTTAGAATTATCTCTATCAGATCTGTAATTACCTCTACCACCACTTGTAGTATTGGGGTTAAATGTTGTAGCTCCTGGTTTAGATTTTTCTTTGTTGATAGCATCTTGTATATCTTTTTGTCTTTTTTCTTCTTTTTTTATTCTTCTTTTTTCTAATTCATTTTGAAAAACTATATCTGCAAAATCATTTCTTTTTTTAAAAAGATTTTTAGATTGATCTATTAAACCATATCTATTTACTAAATTAAAAGCTGGATTATTTATATCAAAATTTTCTATTTCTTCATCACTTAAAGAAGATATATCCACACCATATTTTTCAGATAAAGTATTTGCAATTATATTTTGTCTTTTATCAAAAGCGTTATTTTCTGCAGTGGGATCTAACATATTAGCATTATATCCTGCCATGATTCCTTCTGGTGTGTTATAATTATCTGTGACAACTCTTCCAATATTGTCTAACATAATACCACCACCCAATAATTCATTTTCTAAAATAGCTCTTCTATTTACAGGAAGCATGCTACCTATTGCTTTTATACCCGAACCTAATATATTTGTTAATGGAGCATTTTTAACATACTTTTGAAATAAACCTGCAAGCCCTTCTTTAGGAGGATCAATATATCCGTAGTCTGGAGTTCCAAAATCATCCATTGGATCATATGGAAAAGGATTTACATAATTTCTACTAGTTCTTGTAGTATTAGGATCTGGATTATAGACATTAAAATCATTTCCACCTCCAGTTGGTTGTAATAATTGTGGAGTAATACCTGTATTAGATATAACTGGAGTTTCTTCAACTGGTGTAACTGGTGTAACTGGTGTAGCAGCTTGAGGTTGAAATATACCAGATATACTAGGTAGTCCTTGATTTAAATATGCTTGTGCTAATTCTGCTAAAGTTGCCATTATCTTCTTCCGTCTGGTTGCGTGTCTAATCTAAAAGTACCAAGCTTCCAACTTTGAGAAGCACCAGTATTGGCAATCTTCAAAGACATAGCTCTTGCTCTTGCACGTGTATCTACTTTATCAGTAGATGATGTAATTGTAAAGGGTCCAAGAGGTGAGCTTGCTTGTGAGCTATTTGGATAATTTCTTAATTGTAATGTAACCTGAGTATTTCCCGTTTGAGATAAAAAATCAGGTATAAATCTTCTTATTTTCATTAAGTATTCACCATCTCCTTGGAACGTTGCAACACCTGTTTGTTGGCCTCGAGATGATCTTGCTTGTGTAATATCAAAGTCTCCTGATTCAATATTAGAAGTTACTGTATTTGTTCCAGTTGCTAATGCTTCATCAGTTCCTTTTTCGTGTTCAAAATATATTGTGCTTCCCTCAGTATTACCAACTACATCAAATGATGCATTGTCATCCGTATTAAAAAATGTTGCATGAGGTAAACCAAATACAGATGAATCTTGCCATGTTCCTCTTGCTAAACTTCCTGTTGTCCAAACAGGTCTTTGAGGGGACGAATCCATATAGTTATAGGTTACACATCTATTAATTATTGTTGATCCCGATGTGCAATAAAACCACGTTATCTCACCAAATAAATTATTTAGTCCAACGTTTATTAATTGGTTAGCTGTTGTATTTAAATCGTCAAAAACAAAATCTTCTACCAAACAAACCATAGTCTCTAAATTACCAGAATATTTAAAGAAACCATTTTCTGAAAACCAATATGCAGCACCATCAACTTCTAATGCAGCGTTCTGTCCAATCAATCCGCAGTTAGTTCCTACTTGCTGGAAACCAAAAGTAAACGGTTGACCAATAAACCTCATTGTAAACAAAGATGTATCTGTCCAAACATACATTGCATCTCTACCTCTAACCGCACCTACAATTTTAGATCCATCTGCAAGTCTTTGAAAACCAGCAGTGTTAATTGCTGTTGGTTGATAAGTATTGATATCTTCTTGGTTTGAAAATCTAATAAACATTTCATCTTGTGTAGAAGGTGTTCCAATAGTTGTTTCAGTTCCAAAGAATACTAAGTGTCTATCAGGTGTTGATACTAACATATCACGTGATGCTGTCGGTGCACCTGAAATAATAGTTGCTCTATTATTAACAGCACCTGTTGCATTTGAATCCCATTCAAATACTTGAGCATTATGTATAAGTGCAATTACTTTATCACCAAAGTTATCAATAGACCATAGACCTGGATCTATAACTAAGTCACCAGATGCAGCTTCACCCCATGCTACATAATCAGAACTATCAATTACTGTTGCACTATTAGAATGTGTTGCAGCAGTTGTGTTTCTAACTCCTCTTGTAACTCCTGTTAAAGTGTTACCACTTATACCTGTGTATGAAATTTCTTCTGATCCTATTTGTACAAAGTTTGTACCCGAGCTTGGAAACAAAGATGCATCTGTTAATACAATAGTTGTTGTGATAGCATTAATACCACCATTTAAAGTTGTAGTTGCTTCGCCTGTTACTGTTCCACCCCATGAACCTAGTCCCCAACCAAAACCAGGTAATTGTTCTGCAGGTCCTACGGGATAATAATGTCTTACTCTAATACCACCTGATAAAGTTGCTCCTGATCCAGTCTCAGCTGATGGCATTGTAATAGTTAAAGTAGTAGATGTAGGTACACTTGCTACCATAAATTTTTTATCATCAAAATCTGATGCAGAATAATTTGAATTAGTTATAGCTGTAAAATTATCTAAAAGAATAATATCGTTTTCTTGTACTCCATGGTCCGTGCTGAATGTTAAAGTGACCGTTGCTGAACCATTCGTTGTACTAAATGCATTGGTTAATGTGACTGTAGATTTAATTGGATGAATGTCATAGAATACACCACCAGTATAAGCGTATAAAATTCTGTTTGTACCTATGATTGCAAACTTGTTACCAGATTTATTAACCAAATGATGTAAAGCTCTTGCAGCTCCAGTTAATTTTGATTCACCTAATTGTTGCCAACCACCTATCTTCTCAGGGGTTCCGTATCTAAACCTAACATTATCTCCACCAACCCATTGTCCTTCGGCTGTGGTTTCTGTTACTTGTTTATTGAATCCAGGTTGAAATCCTATCTTTTGTAGCATATGGCTCCATTATAATACTATTTAACAAA